TCAAATCTTCTTTGAGTCTAGGGCCGAGAAGATTGAGCAGCAGATTGCGAAGCAGGTGGCAATTAAGGACTCCGCTGCCGAAACCAAGCTTCAAGCCATCGTTGCTCTGCTCGAAGGCGTTGAGGCAAATGGTGAAAGCAAGAATGTGGATGTCCAAGCCGCGCTGAAGCAAGCCAAAGACCTGCAAGAACAGGTCAGCAAGCTGGAGGCCCAGCAGAAAGTGTTGGCTGAGAAGGCCAACAGAGCACATGGCATTGCCGAGAAGACCCTTGAGAAAAATAAGACTCTCATCAAGGAGCTTCAAGAGGCAAAGGCCAAGGTCGGTAGTGTAGTGGTTGAGAAAACTGAGAAGCCAAAGAAAGAGGCCAAAAATCCTCTAACTGAGGGTCGCGTGACCCCCAAGGCTCCAGTTGCCACTCGCAAGGCTGATCCGGCTCAAATTGCTAAGCCGAAGCCAGCTGCTGCTGTAGCGGCACCGGCCACGATGGATTCCTTCTCGCCGATATCCATCGCGGCAAATATGGAAGAGTAAACCTGCTAACTAGAATGGAGATTAAGATGTCTCAACACGTAAGAACAGTCGTTGATACCAAGGACACCCACCAGCAGAGCGTGCTGACGGAAGCCCGCACTCACAAGCTGGTCAAGCAGTGGGCTCCGGTACTGAATAAGTGCCGTGAAGTTCCTCGCAAGAAGCTTGGCCTGATGGCTTCTCTATTAGAGAACCAGCACCGCGCTTGGGATCCCAAGAACCGCACCGTCCTGTTTGAGGACATTACTACGACCGGCAACGTTGCGGATTTCACCCGCTTCGCACTGCCGCTCATCCGCAAGAGCTATTCTAGGCTTATCGCGGATAACCTCGTTGGCGTTCAGCCGATGAGCCAGCCCGCCAGCTTGATTTTCTACATCAGATATCGTTATGCTCTGACCAAGGGCCAGACGGTAGCTGGGACGCAGATCATGCGTCAAAACACCTCCACGACCTATGCCCGTCAAAACGGCTGGGCCTTGGATCCTTATTACAGCAGCCAGCAGGTTCGTGGTGAAGCCCTGACGGTCGCTGGTGTTAACGTCACCGGCACCCTGCAGCATCGCCCGATTCTGGCCGGTACGGTTGTAGTCAACCTGTACGAAGCTGCCGAGGTCACTGCCGCGACTTGCGACAATGCCACCCCGCTTCTGCAGGTAACGTTTGATGCGACTGGCGCGGTTGATACGGTTGTAAGCCGTGATGATAGCAACGTCACGACCCCAATCCTAGTCAATACCGGTTCCAGCAGCTTCAATAGTGAAACTGGTGCCATCACTTTAGTCCTTGAATGGGACCTGGCAGGTGCTGACACTCTGTACACCGCCCTGGCCAACTACGAGTATGACCTGGAAGCCAACCCGTTCCAGCCGGAGCTGACCCTCAGCATCGACTCGGATTCGGTGGCTGCAGTTACTCGTAAGCTGAAGACTGCTTGGTCGCTGGAAGCAGCTCAGGATCTCAAGGCTGTCCACAACATCGACGCTGAGAGCACCCTGACTGACCTGATGGCCGATGAAATGGTCGCTGAGATTGATCGTGAAATCATCAACGACTTGATTATCGCGGCTGCCATTAGGGCAAGCCACAACTTCGCAACTGCGGCTGGTGCAAGCGTCAACTTCACCGACCGCAACATCGCCTTGCTCTACAAGGTGCTGGAAGTTGCGAACATCATCCACAGGACTACTCTGCGTGGTCCGGCCAACTGGCTCGTCACCTCGGCAGACATCAGCTCGAAGTTCGAGCAGCTGAATGACTTCCGTGGTAGCGATGCTCTGATGGAAGAGGGCATGGACATCGGCATTATGAATGCCGGGACCATCCAGGGCAAGCTGAAGCTCTACAAGGATCCGCTCTTCCCGAACTGCAAGATCCTGATGGGCTACAAGGGCAACTCGGTGCTGGATGCCGGTTACTTCTACGCTCCGTACATCCCGCTACTGAGCACCCCAACCGTCCTCGATCCGAACAGCTTCGTGCCGAACAAGGGCATTATGACGCGCTATGGAAAGAAGATGATCGAAGATGGTGGTCTGTACTACGGAACTGTAACGGTGAGCAACCTTTAAAAAGT